GGCATCAGTCGCGACGTGCACTGGGATCTGCAGGATTCGGCGACCGATGCGGGCGTACTCAATGCCGCCGGCATCACCACGCTGATCAACACGCAGGGCTTCCGCTTCTGGGGCAACCGCACCTGCTCGGATGATCCGGACTTCGTCTTCGAATCCGCCACACGTACCGCGCAGGTGTTGGGCGACACGATCGCCGACGGCTTCCTGTGGGCTTCGGACAAGTCGATGTACCCGAGCCTGGTGAAAGACATCATGGACGGCATCAACGCCAAGTTCCGTGACCTCAAGACGGGTGGCTACATCCTCGGCGGCAGCGCCTGGTACGACGCCAGCGCCAACGACCAGAGCACCCTCGCGGGCGGCAAAGCCGTCGTCGACTACGACTACTCGCCGGTGCCGCCACTGGAGGATCTGCTGCTACGCCAGCACATCACCACCTCGTACCTGGCTGATTTCGCCGCCGCGATCAACGCCTGACTTAAGTTTGGCCGCTACGGCGGTCGCGCGTCCCCGCACCTTAGAGGAACCCCGCCATGGCACTGCCCAGCAAGCTCAAAAATTTCAACGTGTTCAACGACGGCGTCAACTACGCCGGCAAGGTGCCCGAGATCACCCTGCCCAAGCTCAGCCGCAAGATGGAAGAGATCCGCAGCGGCGGCATGGACGGCGGTGTCGAGGTCGATCTGGGCGGTGAACTGCTCACGCTGGAATACACCGCCGGCGGCATCGTCCGCGAGGCGATCCGGCAGTTCGGTGCCACCAGTGCCACCGCCTACATGACGCGCTTTGCCGGCGCCTACCAGCGTGACGACACCGGCGACGTCGATGCGGTCGAAGTGGTCGTGCGTGGCCGCCCGAAAGAGATCGACATGGGCAACGCGAAACCCGGCGATGACACCGCGCACAAGTTCACGATCAGCTGCGCGTACTACAAGCTGACGATCAACGGCGTCGTCGAGATCGAGATCGACCGCCTCAACTTCCTCTTCAACGTCGGCGTCGTCGATCGCCTCGCCCAGCAGCGCCGCGCGCTCGGCCTGTAACCCTCATCCCTCACCACCCGATCCCTACGGAGAGATCCATGACGAAGCACACCGACATTCCCGCGCAGCCGAACAACGCCACGGCCACCGTCACGCTCGACACACCGATCACGCGCGGCGAGCAGACCATCAGCAACATCACGCTGCGTCGTCCCAAAGCCGGCGAGCTGCGCGGTGTGAGCCTGGCCGATCTGGCGCAGATGGAAGTCAGCGCCATCGCCAAGGTGCTTCCACGCATCAGCGATCCGTTCCTCACCTCGGAGGACATCAACAAACTCGAAGCGCCCGACCTGATGGCGATCGGCACCGAGATTCTCCATTTTTTGTTACCGAAGGACGTCAAGGCTTCCCTCGCTGTGTAGAGGACGCCATGGCCGACATCGCGGTGGTGTTCCACTGGTCACCCGCCGCGATGGTCGACCTCACCTTGCTGGAATTGATGCAGTGGCGCGAGCGCGCCCGTGAACGGTGTGGAATGGAGTAGCGCGTGGATCTCAAACTACAGGTGCTGCTGCAGACGCTGGACAAGGCGAGCGCGCCGCTCAAAAAGGTGCAGGGCTCCGCGACCGGCGCCGCGGCCCAACTCAAGAAAACCCGCGATGCGCTGCGTCAGCTCGACCAGACGCAGAAACAGGTCGGCGCGTTCCGCCAGCTCAAACAAGGCAGCGTCGACACGGCCAAGCGCATGGCTGATCTGCAGGCGCGCACGCGTGCGGCGGCGGCGACGCTGAAGGCCACCGCCAACCCGTCGGCCAAGCTCTCGGCGGCGTTCAACAAACTCACGCGCGAGGGCGCCAAGCTCAAGACCGAACACAGCGAACAGCAGGCCAGGCTGCAGACATTGCGCAATGCGTTGCGCGAGGCTGGCATCAACACCCATCAGCTCGGCACCGCCGAGGCCGCGCTGCGCTCAAAATCCGCCAGCGCCACCACCGCGATCACACAGCAGACCGCGGCCTTGCGTGCGCAGGGTATGCAGGCGCAGAAGCTGGCCACGTTGCACGACCAGTTGCGCAAGAGCGAAGCGCTCGGTGCGCACTTATCCATCGCCGGCTACGCCACCCTCGAGGGCGGCCGTCGCGTCATGGGTCAGATCACGCCGGCCATCGACGAAGCCAAGCACTACCAGATCATCACCGAGCAGTTGCGCGCGCAGGGTACGAGTACCGCCGACGTGTCGCGTGCGCAGCACTTCGCGACCAACGACGCGACCATCGGCAGCTCGCAGACTGAGAAGCTGGAGATCCTCAAGGACGCCAACAGTATCTTCCGCGACATGCACGAAGCGATCGCGGTCGCCCCGTCGCTGCTCAAGACCAAGCTCACCTTCGAGGCGCTGATGGCGTCCAAAGGCGAAGGCGCCGGTCACGGACAGGAAACCATCGGCGAGCTGATCGCGGCCATCCAGACCGGCGAGCTGCGCAATGCGACCAAGACACCCGAAGCGTTCAACCATCTGCTCGACATGATGACCAAGGCCTATGTCGGCAGCGGTGGGCTGGTGAAGCCCAGCGACTATTTAGAGGCGATGAAGGTCGGCGGCGTGGCCACCAAACAGATGGACGAGAAGTCGCTGTTTTTCGGTGCCATGCACACGATTCAGGAAATGGGCGGCATGCGTTCCGGTACCGGCTTTGCCTCGGCTTATCAAAACTGGGCCGCCGGCCGCAGCACCCAGCAGACCGCCGAGGCACTCAGCCAGCTCGGCCTGTTGAACAAGGGTGCCGTGAAGTACGGCAAGAACGGCCACATCACCAAGATGCTGCCCGGTGCGTTGAAGAATCAGACGCTCTACGAGACCAACCCCTTCGAGTACCTGATGAAGGAGGTCATCCCGCGCATCGATCCCAAGGGCAAGCTGACCGAGAACCAGATCGTCAGCAAGCTCAACAGCCTGTTCAGTGCGCGCAAGGGCGGCGACCTGTTTGCCGGCATGTACATGCAGCGCGGCAACATCCAGAAACAACTCGCGGCGTCGGCCGATTTTGAGGGCACGGATGCGGCGTACCAGCGCGCGGCAGACACCGCACAGGGACAGGAGGCCGAGCTGCTCGCGCAGAAGGCCAACCTCTACAAAGCGCTGGGCACCACCCTGCTACCGGTCTACGTGGGCGCGTTGCAGAAACTGGTCACCTTGCTGAAAGCCCTCACCGGCGCGGCACAACGGCATCCGGCAATCGCCAAAGGTCTCGCCCTGATGGCGGCCGGTTTCGGCGTCCTAATGGTCGCTGCCGGTGGCGTCATGATCGCGCTGGGCAGCTTGATCGGCCAGTTCGCGCTGCTGCGCTTTGCCATCGGTCGTGCCGCGCTGTCGTGTCGTGGTGCCGGCGGTGAAGCCGCTGGCGTCGGCCTGCTCGGCCGCGTTGGCATCGGCGCACGTGCCGCGATGCTGGCCATCACCGGCATCAGTTTGCCCGTGCTGGCGCTGGTCGCCGCCGTGGCCGCGCTGCTGTTCCTCGCGTGGAAATACTGGGGGCCGATCAAAGCGTTTTTCGTCGGTCTCGGCCAGGGCATCCGCGACGTCGCCGGCCCCGCCTTGAATGAGCTAGGCCAGGCGCTCGCACCACTGAAGCCGGCATGGGATGCCCTCGCGATCGCCATGGGCGCGGTGTGGCGCGGGATCACTCAGCTGTTCACACCCTTCGAGGCCACCAAGGAGCAACTGGCCGGCGCCACCGCCAACGGCGTGAGCTTCGGCCGCGTGCTGGGTGAGGTGCTCATGAGCGTCATCACGGGGGTCACGTGGCTGGCCAAGGGCTTCACCGCCGTCGGTACCGCGATCGGCACGGCCGCCGGCTGGATCGTCGTCCATGGGGGTCAGTTAATCGACTGGCTGGGCAGCACCTGGTCGACTGTCAGCGAGGCGATCAAGGCGCCCTTCGTCACCGCGTTCCAGTGGATCGCCGACAAGATCGACAGCTTCATGGAGAGGTGGCGCGCGCTCAAGGCCAAGCTGGGCATCCACGACGAGACGGTGGTTGCCGCCGGGCTGCACTGGAACACCGGTGCGGATGACGACGTGAAACCACCGGCGCGCTTCACCCTGGACAACCGACCACCGCTACGTGCCGGCGGCGGTGGCTCGATCACGAACCACAACCAGTACAGCGTCACGGTGCAGGCGATGCCGGGACATGAGGATGCCGCGGCCCGAGCCGCCTCGGCGGAATTGGATCGGCGCGAGCGTGCCAAAGCCGCCGCCAGCCGCAGCCGCCTCGGCGACACGGAGTAACCCATGCTGATGTGCCTTGGCCAGTTCGTGTTCCAGCTGTCGGATCTCGCGTACAGCGAACTGCAGCGCTCCACCGCGTGGCGACACGCGGCCAACAGCCGTGTCGGTGCGCGCCCGGCGCGGCAGTTCGTCGGCCCAGGCGACGATGCCATCACGCTGTCCGGTGTGCTGGCGCCAGAGGTTGCCGGCAAGCTGGAAAGCCTGGATACCCTGCGCGGCATGGCCGATGCCGGTGATGCGTACGCCATGATCGATGGTGCCGGCCGCGTGTTCGGCGCGTGGGTGATCGAGACCCTGTCCGAGGGCGGTAGTGCGTTCACGCAGGACGGCATCGCGCGACGTACCGACTTCAGCATCGGCCTCAAGCGTAGCGACGATGCGTTGGTGTCCAGCGCGCCACCGGGCAACGGCGCCACCATGGCGACGATCGACGGCAGTGGCAGCGGTGCGAGTCACCTCGCATGACCCGCAGCAACCCGCAGCCACGCTGGAAGGTCACGCTCGACGGCCGCGACCTCACCGCGACCCTGATCCCTCGATTCGTCGGGCTCTCCGTCACCAGCTGCCGGCAAGACACCGCCGACCAGCTCGACATCACGCTCAGCGACCATGATGGCAAGTTGGCGTTGCCACCCACCACCGCGACGTTGCGTGTCTGGCTGGGCTGGGATGACGGCGGCCTCACCGACAAAGGCAGCTTTGTCATCGATGAGCTGGAGCATGCCGGCGCTCCCGACATAATCGTGATGCGTGGGCGTAGCGCCAACTTGCGCAGTGATCTGCGTCAGCAGCGCGAGCAGAGCTACAGCGACACCACCGTCGGCGCGATCGTCAATCAGCTCGCCGGACGCAACAAGCTCACCGCGCGTTGTCACCCGGATCTGACGGCCATGGCGATCGACCATATCGATCAGACCAACGAGAGCGACATCCACTTCCTCACACGGCTCGGCAAGCGCTACGACGCCGTCGCTACCATCAAGGCTGGCGCGTTGATCTTCTGCCCGATCGGTCAGGGCACCACGGCCACTGGCCAGCCACTGCCCACGGTCACGCTGACCCGCGCGCAGGGCGACCAGCACCGCTATCACGTCGCCGACCGCAACGCGTACAGCGGCATTCGTGCGCTGTACGACGACACGCGCCGCAGCAAGACGCGGGACGTATTGGTGGGCGTCGACGACGGCAAGGGCGTCAAGACGCTGCGCACGATCTACGCCACCAGGAGCAATGCGCTGCGCGCCGCACGCAGCGAGTACACGCGGCTGCTACGCGGCACGGTGACATTCAACGTCACGCTCGCCCGCGGTCGCGCGGATCTCTATCCCGAAATGCACGTCACCGTGCGCGGTTTCAAACCGGAGATCGATGCGGTGGACTGGATCATCGTCCGGGCCGAACAGTTGCTCGGTGATGCTGGTTTCATCACCCAGCTGGAGCTGGAACACCGCGCGGAAACCAGTGCGGCGGACAGCGACCTGTGATCACTGGTCGCGGATGGTTGCCATCCTATCGCCATTTCCAGTCTTTCCACGCACTGCCTGGCCTGGTCAAATTTTTACTTGCCTTTTAGGCGTGAGCCAGCCCGAAACATGCACCAGCGACCCACGTAAAAAAAGAATAGAGCAAACGGCGTAATTATAAAATTGGGTGGAACCATTTTTTTCTCAGCTTCAGCATTTATCAAGTAAATCACAATTATAGAAACCATAGCGAGAAATGCTACCCAAGTAGACAGGCTAACCACCCTCTCCGCCCCAACACTTTTAACTAGACTCGCGGTTTTTACCGCTTGCAAAACAATTTTAGATCGAAATAATAGAATACCCAAAATTATCGGTAAACAAGAAATTGTAGACAATAATTTCGCCTCTGATTTAAGCATAGGAATTAAAGGCGCGGCAGCAGCGACATAAAGGAAAACCGCCGCCATCCAAAATGTGAACGAAATAAAAAGATTAGGATGGGACTGAGATTTATTTTTCACAAGAACATTTCCTGATGTCTCCCATCATTTCGATATAGGCGACGATTACTCCGACCGGCAACAGGGCTTCAGAACTAACATCTAATGCTTCCTGGCTACCTTGCCACATTGCTTGCTGCGCGCCCATTAGCGCTCGTCGGGTGGCTTTATTGCCGACGCTAAGATCGCTGTAACTCGTAGCCCTGTATGAAGCGGCCAGTGTACTGGCAGTGTTGCTGTTGGCGGCGATAGACGACGCACCAAGCAAATTCGACATAAAGTCAAAAGCGTTTGGACCTGAAGTGGTAAGCATCGAACCACCACCGTAGGGCGTAAACGCATTTCCACTCAATGTAAGGGTCATACCGGTGATCGGAACCATCTGTGCCAATCCATTTGCGATCGCATTTTTTTCGCATACCGTCCCTTTAGACCACTCAATGGGTCCAAGGCTCATGTCGACACCACCAGTAAACATTTGCAAACCCTCTGGGTCGACATAGTTCAACGGGTTACTGCCAACATAGGCATACGTACTGATACCGCCGTTCAAGCCGACCGGGTCGCTCTGCAAATAGCCACCCTTCGCCGGCTCATACGTGCGAAACATGTTGTAGTTCGTGCCGGACTCGGCATCGTAGTACTGGCCGGGATAACGCAGGTTGAGCACGTAACCCGTGGTCGATGTCGGCGCTGTCTCTCCAAACGGATTGGCAACGTAAGGCCACGACCAGATCGTCGTCCCCGCACTGTTGCTGACCGCCCGTGGCGCACCCAGTTGATCGGCAGTGATGTAGTTAACTGTGTTGGTCGTGCCGACGATGTCTATCGTGGCCACCGGGATATCGCCCAGCCAGATCGTGTCGCGGTGGCTGGTCGAGGTGTATTCGCCGATCAGATGGCCTTGTTCGTCGTAGGCA